CTTTTAATTTAGCAACTATTTGTTTATTTTCTAAATCATTTTTCTTTTCTGCTTGGGAGATAACATGTCCTACAGCTCTTAATTTTCTTAGTCTTTCAGCTGTTATTTGTTGTTTTCTGTAGAAAACCGTATTTGCTTCTCCTTTTGCTTCTAGTTCTAATAGTCCGCTTTGTATTGCCATTATAGTCAAAGAGATAGAAACGTTAATAGGCTCCATTGTTCTATGTCCTATATTCCACTGTGTAGGTAGTGCAGACCCTGCTCTTTTTAAATGTCCTGCTAGTTGAGCTAGTGCAGAACTTAATTGTTTTTGGGTTGCTTCACCCGTTAATCTTTTATATGCTTTCATTACTTCAGGGTCATTACTTAACCCTGTTGCAGCAAGAGAATCATTTAACTCTCTAAAAAATCCTTCGCTTCCTTCTAATCTACCTAGCTGAACATTTCTAAGTTGTTTTCCTAAATCTGTTGCAGTTTTTCCTATATTTTTTGCCTGTTCTTGAACTAGCTTTTCGTAACTTATCCCACTATCACTATCTCTAGATAAGTACTTAAACTTAAATTTATCTGCCATTACTTATGTATTTTATAAAAATCCAGTATACGTTTAATATGGTCAGGAAAACCTATGTTTTCTCTTAAACTTGTTGATACAGGATTTTGTATCTGTGCACCTGAAATAGTTAAGTTTGCTTTTCTTTCGTCTTTTAAATAGTACTTAACTAAATCAAAACATGCTAGTTTTAAATCTTGTGGAGTTGCAGCATAACCTGATTTATAAACTACCTTTACTGCTTTTCTTCCTTGTGGAAACATTTTATCTCCACTTGCAGTAGTTCTAAATATAGTATCTGCATTATAATCTACTACGTAGTCATACTTTCCACTTGAATCTGAATTTTCAAATATTAGAGTCGTATATGAGTCTGATTGATTCTGTCTTTCTTCAACTGAAGTCACGCTCACGATTGGACTCTCATCGAGTATTATTGCATTAGTGTATCTATCCTTAATATCGTAATATTCGGTTTTATCACTAGAATAATAATCTACAAAACTTGTGCCGCAATATGTTTTTACTGCTTGGCTGATGGCTGGAATAATTACATTAATCTTCGCATTCTCACTTTCTCCAGTAAGTCCAGCGAAGTTTTTATATTCTCTTAATGTTATTAAATCTGCCATAATTAAAAAGTGGGAGTGTTAGGTACACTCCCTGAAACCGTTTCCTGTTAAGGGTTATCCTTACGAAGCTTTATACGCGTAAGCCCACTTCGATGTTGCACCGTCAATTAAGTCAGTGAAACCGATTCTTTGTGAAGCTACAAGTACTCTTCTTTGGTTAGCTACTTCGTAGTCAGACTCAACGGTTACACCTCTAAGTCTTGGCATTACGTAGTTTCTAGTATAAACAGCGACTGCGCCGTAGATACCAGCAGCTTTAGAAGCGAATTCGTCACATAATAGTACTCTTGAACCGAATACTTGACCAATTTCACCACTTAGCTTAGTAGCCATGTCACCAACTAAGTTAGCATCTTGGAATTCAGCATCTTCTAATAGGTTAAAGTATACATCTTGTGATACAATATAAACTACATCACTAGGATTAACACCATATTTACCCATATTCTTTCTCATACCTAATAGGTCAGCTGCTGTGACTACGTCACTTGCTGCGAAACCTGAAGCACCTGCTGAAGTTTCATGATTGTCTGAATCAGCTGCTGCTAATAGACCTTCAAATGCGCCTGAAGAGTAAACACCATTGTCGTGATTACCTGCTAGGATTGCATTCTCGATACCTCTTGCGTGTGATCTAACCATTGACTCTCTAATTAAAGGAAGAATTGGTAAGATTGCATCTTCTTCAGTCTCATTACCTAAGTAAGATGTTGAGATTAATTTAGATGTTGAGATAGTTCTTTCAGTTAAGTCTACTCCATTATAAGGAGCTCCTAAAGAGTCCCCTCTAGCATCTAAGTTACCTTTTGGTGAAGAACCTGAAGCAGCTTGGTTTCCAGTAAACTCAGCATAACCTGCATCTGGTAAGATTGGGATAATCATGTTTGCAGAAGTCATTGGGATTTCTCTAAATAGAGGAGCCAATACTAACTCATTTTGAATATCTCTTTCTATATTTGTTGAAACGATTTGCTCGAAATCAGCTGATGAAACTTCAACACCACTATGTGCGTTAACTTTTTCCATCAAAGATTTAGAAATATCAGTATTCCAGCCTTTTCCACTAGCTAAGCCAGCAAATTTTGCATCGATAATGTCGTTTTCAAATTCTTTTTTCCAGTCTCCAGAAGTACCTCTATCTGAGAAATGTCTTTTAGACTCTCTGATATTCATAATTTCTTCTGATTTTTCTGCTAGTTGTGATTCTAAAGACTTAACTACTTGCTCTAAGTTAGAGTAGTCTGCTTTGATTCTAGATTCAACATCACTCATAAGTTTCTCAGCGCCTGATAGCCCTGCTTGAACTATGGTTTTAGTTTTTTCCTGATCTGCTACTTCAGCAGCTTTTTGAACTTCAGCTTCGTCAGTTGCTTTTTGAGCAGCTTCTTCTGCAGCCTTCTGTTCAGCAGCTTTTTGTTCAGCTTGTTTCATTGCAATTTCAGCAGCTGTATCTGCAGCTACCTTTCTTGCAAACTCTTCAAGATTGAACTCTGAGTTGCTTTCAGGAGATTTATTTTCTTTTGACATATTTGTCTCCATGTTTTGGGATTCCTCCCGTCCTGGCTGCTCAACATTAACAGCGTCTGCTGATTCTGCTGGGTTAGCCTTATAAAAAGTTTGCTTATACTTATTGTATTCTTCCATACTATCAAATGATTTGCTTAATCCAAAAGTTGCCCCTTGGTTGCAAGGCACTGATACTACTGAAACTTCAAAAAGCTCCGCGTCCTTTATCTTGTATCCGTCGGTTTCAGTCATATAATCAGCATCCTTGACTTTGAAACCAACAGAAAAAGCTCCAAGGACACCGTCTTTAATTAATTGAGTTACTTCTCCAGCAGCTTTAGATATCTTTGCAGATATTTCTAAACCGTTGTCTGTAACTTTTAAATCTTTTGCACGACCAATAGGCCTGTCATAGTTGTGATTAAATAAAATGATTGGATTATTTTTAAAATTTTCTAATCCACCTTTTGTCCATGCACCGCTTTCGATAATATCTCCAGCTCTGTCTAGTCCGCTTGTACTTGCTGAGCCTTTGATTTCTACTCCGCCATCTTCTGATTCACCTAATGATTTAAAAGTGCTAGTCCAATGATAAATTTTATTTGACATCTTTCTTCTCCACTTTTTTAGCTGGTGCCTTTTTAACTGGCGCTTTTTTTACTTCTTTTTTAGGTGCTGGTGTTGGAGCTACCGCTACTGGGTATCTGTACTCTACAACACTTAGAACTCTATTCCAAGAGCCAAATGCTCTTCTAAGCATAAAGTCTTTAACTGGAACATCATTTCCGTGTGATTTGTATGTAGCTAAATCCATAGTCCCGCCATTTTTTGCGAAAAACTCGGAGGTTGCTTTTGCCATCATATCTTTTGTCATAATTATTCTTCCTCGCTTGGGGCAGCCTCTGCAGGTCTACCTCCTTGTTCTGGATTTACCGCAGAGCCCGCTATATTAGCAGGTACTCTTGGCTCATCAAATCCGTCTACAGGGTCTTTGCCTAACGCTTCTCTAGCTTCGTTGGCACTTAATATACCTGTATTTACTAAAGTTGCATAGTAGGCTGCTTGGTCTCTTAGTTCTGGTTGTAAGGCAGGAATTCCTGTTACATCTTCAGTTAGTTTGAAACCAAAAAATCTTTCTAGTGCATATCCTAATTTTTTAACTATAGGTAAGACAGTTTCTAAATAGTATAGTCTATGGTTAGGTCTTATGTTTGCGTTGTTGCCTCCATCCAATAAAATTGGTGGTATTCCCATAGCTTCTAAGATAATTCTTTCGTTTGATTTTATAGATTCTGCAAAATCTAACTCTTTAAAGTTTATCTTTGTTAGAGGGTCTACTTCTAAACCTCCGTCTAATATTAAAGGTCTTCTGCCTCCTGTATTAGGGTTATACCTCATACTCCATGCTTGCATCATTCTTTCTTTTACTTTTTCAGAAAGAGTATTTGGTGATTTTAAGACTAATCCTGGAACTGCTCCATTTTTAAAGAAGTTGTCTTGAAAATTTCTCATGCTACTAAGTAGTTGCATAGTTCTATAAGCTGGTTTTAGCCTTGGAACTCCCCTGTATATTGAATTGAAACTATTTTCTTTTATATGTATAATTTCATCAGGGCTGTAATCTATTGAGTTATCGTATGAATATCTTTCTACGTAAGTT